CGCCAATAATAAGCGATACTTCTATCAGCTGGAAGGCGAGGGAATCCGCTACGAGATCGTGGCCTTCCTGAAAGATCACAGCAAGCGCGACGCGAAGATCAAGCCCGACTATCCGAAGTTCCCGGTCCATACCGTGAAGTTCACCTTCACCGACGCCGACTTCGCCGAATGTGAAGAATGGCTTCACAAACGCTTCGCCGAGATCGCGGCCGCCGAGAAGCTGGACGACGCCGACCTTCCGGTCTGCACCCCGGACGAACGCTTCAACAGTGGCGACAAGTTCGCCGTTATGAAGAAGGGCCGGAAGACCGCCCTTCGCGTCCTGGACAGCAAGGAAGCCGCCGAACGGTGGAAGGCGGACAACGGCGGCGACTTCATCGAAACCCGCCTGGGCGAAGACAAGAAATGCGCGGACTACTGTTCCGCCTGTGAGTTCTGTTCGTATTATCAGGAAAGGAAGGTGGCCCAGAATGGCGGCACAGAAACAAAATGATCAGGGCGCGGCGACAGCCGCCCCCCTGGGCTGGGACAACATTCCCCTTCTGACCGCCGCCGACATCGAATGTCGGGTCCAGAGCGTCAGCCGGGCGCGGTCCGGCCAGGTCGGCGCCGTCCTGTTGCTTTACAAGGACGCGCGGGTCGATATGCGGATTCTGGATCAGGTCTTCGGCCCCGGCAACTGGGCGCGGACCCATGAAGTGATCAACGGGAATCTGTTCTGCAATATCGACATCTGGGACGCCCAGAAGGGCGTCTGGGTCCGGAAACAGGACGTCGGCGTCGAGAGCAACACAGAGAAGGAAAAGGGCCAGGCGTCCGACGCCTTCAAACGCGCCGGCTTTAACGTCGGGATCGGCCGCGAACTTTACACCGGCCCCTTCATCTATGTCGAACTGGCCGACAATGAGTTCTTTTCCGAAGGCCAGCAGAACGGCCGGAAGGAAGTCCTGAAATGCTATTCAAACACCCGGTTCAACGTGGCGCACGTCGCCTATAACGACCGGCGGGAAATCTGTGAACTGGTGATCACCGACCGGACCGGCGCCGTCCGCTTCGACATGAACAAGAGGGTCCAGGGACCGCCCCAGACGGGCCAGCAAGGCCAGGGAGCCGCCGGCATGCCCAGGACCCAGGGAAGGACCCAGACGGCCGCCAGGGGCCAGCAGAGCGCCCAGACGCCGCCCCCTGAACAGGGAGCCGACGCCGGCGCGAAGTGTCCGATCTGTGGCGGACCGATCACGAAGGCCGAACAGGACTATTCCCTTCGCAAGTTCGGACGCGAAGCCTGTCGAGCCTGTCAAAAGGCATTGTAAAAGGGGGTGGCAAGTGTGCCAAGCCGAATTATCAAGGAATCTATCACCACCAGCGAATCGCTGGCCGGCGTCAGCCCGGACGCCGAACGCCTTTTCTGGCGCCTGGTGGTCAAGGCCGACGACTACGGCCTGTATTACGGGAACCCGAAGATTCTGTCGTCTATGTGCTTCCCGCTGAACCCGCCGACCGAAAAGAAGATTCAGTCCTGGCTGGGCGAACTGGTCGATCAGGGCATGGTCGGGACCTATACGGCAGAGGAAGACGGGAAGCAATACCTGAAACTTCTGTCGTGGGACAAGCACCAGCAGACCCGCGCGAAGAAAAGCAAATACCCGCTTCCCATTTCATTTGATAACATTTGCAAACAAGCGAATGGAAATCACTTGAAATCAAAAGTCCCCGTAAACGAAAACGAAAGCGAAAACGGAATCGAGAAACGAGAATCGGGAACGCGCCCAACCGGGGCGAAGGGTGAGCCGTCAGGATTTGATCGCTTCTGGGCCGCCTATCCCCGCCGCGTCGGGAAACAGGACGCCCTGAAAGCCTGGGGCCAGCTTAACCCGGACGACGCCCTGGTGGATCAGATCGTCGCCGGCGTGGAACGCTGGAAGACCTGTGAACAGTGGACGAAGGACGACGGAAAGTTCATCTGCTACCCGGCGACGTTCCTTCGCGGCCGCCGCTGGGAGGAAGACGACCGCCCTGACGTTCCCCCGTCCCCCGGAAGACCTTCCGGGCCGAAGAACTACGCCGGCGACGAAGACTTCCTGGGAAGGGGGTGATCCCGTGAACCCGATCAGCGAAGTTTTACAGAAAATGGCGACGCCGGTCCAGAACCGGGGCGACTACACCGACGGCGAAGGCTTCCTGTGCTGTGGGGCCTGTGGGGAGCGAAAGGAAATGGACGTCAGCGTCCCGACCGACCTTCGCCCTTCCGGCGTCATGCGGGTCCGGCGAAATTGCCGCTGTGAGCGGGAACGCCTGGAAGCCGAAGAAAAGGCCAGGCGGGAACAGGACTTTCAAACCCGCATGGAACGCCTTCGCCGTGACGGGATCACGGACCCGGCCTATTTGAAATACACCTTCGGCCAGGACGACCGCCGGAACCCGGAAGTCAGTGACGTCTGTCTGAAATACGTCCAGAACTGGGACGACATGAAGGCGGACAACATCGGAATCCTGTTCTATGGCGACGTCGGGACCGGGAAGTCCTTCCTGGCCTGTTGTATCGCGAACGCCCTTCTGGGCCGCCTGGTCAGCGTCAGCGTCACCAACTTCCCGCGAATCCTGAACACGCTTCAAGGGACCTTCGACGACGAACGCCAGAAGCGGATCGACCGCCTTCAACAGTATTCCCTTCTGGTGATCGACGACCTGGGGGTCGAGCGGGACACGGCGTTTTCCGTCGAACAGGTCTACAACGTGATCGACACCAGGGCCAGGTCCGGAAAGCCCCTGATCGTCACGACGAACCTGTCCATGAAGGACCTTCAAAACCCGCCTACCCTGGCCCATAGCCGAATCTATGACCGCGTCCTGGAAATGTGTCCGATCCGGCTGAAACTGACAGGGGAATCCCGGAGAGTAAGCAACGCGAACGGCCGGAAGGACAAGGCGCGGCGCCTTCTGGGCCTGGAAGGGGCGTGACTATGAGGAAGTACAAACTGACGATCCCTGGGATTCTCCCAGGGCTGAACGAATACATCGACGCGGAACGGTCCTATAAGGGCAAATACAAGGCCGCGTCCATGAAGAAGCAAGCCCAGAACGTGATCGGCTACATGGTGAAGACCCAACTTCGGGGGGTCCGCTTCACCCGCCCCGTGGTGATCCATTACCTGTGGATCGAGCCGAGCCGCCGGCGCGACAAGGACAACGTCGCGTTTGCGAAGAAGTTCATTCAGGACGCCCTGGTGGAAGGCGGCGTCCTTCGGAATGACGGCTGGGCCGAAATTGAGCATTTCACAGACGACTTCGCCGTGGACCCGAAGAACCCCCGCGTCGAAGTCACGATCGAAGAATATGAAGGAGGAAAGCACAATGGTAAAGGCAAAAATTAAGGACCTGGCGCCCGGCGCCTTTTTCGACATCGGCCCCGTGAAGGTCAAGGTCATGGAACACTTCGCGGACGGAAAAACCCTTCTGACGGCCACGGAGCCGATCGGAAACCGGCCCTTCACCGTCCGGCCGTTCACCTACAAGCGCCAGGACCCGGAACCGAATCCGAACGACTTCCGGTTCAGCACCTTGAAGGACGACCTGAACACCGACTTCCTGGCGGCCGTGGCCGCTGGCGGCGTGATCCCGGTCGACCGGATTCTGGACGCGGACTGGGACCTGACCGCCAGCGACGGCGTGAACCGTTACGGTTCCGTCACCTGTAAGGTCGCTATGCTTCCCGAAGCCCTGGTCCGGAAATACTACGACGCCGGCCTGTTGGAGATCGACGACTGGGAATGGACGATTACCCCGAACGCCGGCAACGCGTACTACGCGCGGGGTGTCAACACCGACGGCAGTCTGAGCTACAACTACGCCTGGTATGGCGACTTCGGCGTCCGGCCGGCTTTGTTCGTGGATTCTGACATCTGCCTGTCGCTGGAACAGGACGAAGTCGATCTGTCGAATCAGGCCCTTCTGGGTGAGTTCACTTCAAGGGAACTGGTCGCCGAAGTCCTTCGCCGGATCGCCGCCGGCGAGAAGGACCCGGACGAAGACGAATGATCACGTCCGACGCCTTAAAGACCAGGGTCGAAGAAGAAGTCGGGACCGACCTGTGTCCCGCCTTCTTCGACCTGGTCGAGCAGAGAGCGCGGCGGAAGCTGGACTGGATCAACGGGCGCGCCGGCCGGGCCTACGGCGAAGACGGCTACGGCGACGAATACCTGGTGATCCTGGTGGTCGAAGCGGTCCGGGAAATGGCCTTTTCCTTCTGGTGTGAGATCAAGAGCGCGGCGAACATGGCCGCCAGGGCCGCCGGGAAGGCGGTGGTAGAATGATCCCCTTCCCTAACAAAAAGTATTCTGTGATCTATGCGGACCCGCCCTGGTCCTACGCCGCCGGCGGGAAGAAAAGAAATGTGACACGGCATTATCACACCATGACGCCGGAAGACATCTTCGATCTTCCGGTCCAGGACATAGCCGACGACGACTGTCTTCTGTTCCTGTGGGCCACGTTCCCGAATCTGGAAGTCGCCCTGGAAACGATCAAACGCTGGGGATTTACCTATAAGACCGCCGCCTTCGTCTGGGTGAAGCGGAACAGGAAGTCCCCTGGGTGGTTCTGGGGCCTGGGAAACTGGACCCGCGCGAACCCGGAAGTCTGCCTTCTGGCGGTCAAGGGAAAGCCGAAGCGCGCTTCCCGTTCCGTTCATAGTATCATCGACGCCCCGATCGGTCGGCACAGCGAAAAGCCGGCAGAGGTCCGCGACAGGATCGTCCAGCTTGCGGGGGGGGGGGTACTATGATCGAACTATTCGCCAGAAGTACCGCCCCCGGCTGGGACGCCTGGGGCGACGAAGTGGAAGGGAGTGAAAGCAAATGAACGATATTGAAAGCAACCGTGTGAAAGTGGAAACCGCCCTGATCGAACAGATCAAGGCCAGAATCGTCTTCCACGCCAACGAACACCGGCAGACCTACGAGGTCGGGAAGGGCGTCATGGACTACCTGGCGCGGGACCTTCTGGCCGACTTCCGGGCCGCCGGCGGCGCCCTTCTTCCCGTAAAGCCGAATGGGACGGTCTATGTGATCCACCGCCGGCGCGTCATGTCGGCGACGGTCATGTTCGTCGGGATCGGCGCGGACGGCCTGACTTCGTTCAGCGTCCTTCGTGGGCGTCTGGGGACGACGGCCTGGGCGTCCATGCAGTTCACGGAAAACGACATCGGCCAGACGGTCTTCCTGGACCCGAATGACGCCGCCGAAGCCCTGGCGGCGCTGAAAGAGGGCGGCGACCATGAATAAGGGCGTCACCTGTCGGGACTGTGATTACTTCCGGGCCTGTCTGTTTTGCGGCTATGAATCATGTAACTGTGAGATTCACGGGTCCCTGGACGTGGATCAGCACGAACGACACCCGGACACGACCGCCGCGACCTGTCCGGACTTCACGCCGAAGGTGGAACACCCGCCCAGGAAACCCTTCGGCGCTGTGGCCGCTCGGATCATAAGGAACGGCCGACGGGGGCGCCGCCCATGAAGGAAGAAAAGTTCCTTGACGCGATCCGCCGGAAAATGGCGGAGCGGCCGAAGACCTGTGAAACCTGTGGAAACCTGGTCCGCCTGGGCGGGACCCTGATCGGCTGTGAAGCCCGCGACAAACTGATCCTTCCAGAATATCCCCCGTATCACGGGAACATGACGTGTCCGGACTGGAAGGCATGAAGAAGGAGGAAGCATGAAACCGATTTATGAACCGAAGGGACGCGCCGGCGAATATGGGGACTTCGCGGTCAACATATATTCCGGCTGTCCACATCGTTGTTACTACTGTTTCGCGCCCCAGGTCCTACACCGTGAGCGTAAACAGTTCCATTCGCATACTGAACCGCGCGCCGGGATCGTCGACGCCGTGAAGCGCCAGCTTGAAAAGGACGCTATTTCCGGGAAGCTGATTCACCTTTGCTTCACCTGTGACCCGTACCCGGCCGGGGCGGACACCACGCCGACGCGGGAGATTATCAAGGCCATAAAGGCCGCCGGGAACAACGTCCAAATACTGACGAAGGGCGACGGCCGGCGCGACTTCGATCTTTTGGACGGCGGCGACTGGTACGGTGTAACCTATTCTTGCGACGACACAATGGCGAGAACGAAAGAGCCTGGCGCCGCCAGCCCGTCAACCCGGCTTCTATGCCTGGAAATGGCAAAAGCCGCCGGGATTAAAACGTGGGTGTCCTTTGAACCCGTCATTGACGTCCAGGCCGTCCTGACCTGTATTAAGGACCGCGCCGACATCATCGACAAGGCCAAAATCGGGAAGCTGAACTACTGGCCGTCTGACATCGACTGGCGGTCCTTCGGACACGCCGCCGAAATGGCCTGTCAGGAAGCCGGCCTGGACTACTACATCAAGGAAGACCTGCGAAAGAAAATGGAGGAAGCCACATGAAGAACGACATTATGGACGCCTTTTCGGCGTTCTTCCTGGGAGCCGCCGGCGCCGTGGCCGCTGTGGCCTTCCTGGCGGCCCCTGGGGGCCACGGAATCGCCGGCCTGGTAAACTGGCCCGTCCTGACCGTGTCGGCCGTCCTGGGGGCCGTGGGGGCCTTCCTGTGGGGCAAACAGACGCGACACATTCCCGGACCGGCGAGGGGAACCGCCCTGGACCGCCTGGGGGCGATCTACGGCCTGAAACGAAGGACCAGGAAGACCTTCACCCTTCCCTTCGCGACAATCCGCGTCATGGAGCGGGACAAGGACTTCCGCCGCCGGATCGCCAGGGCCGCGACACACATCTTCATACAGGCGCGGGAAGGCGCCCCGTGGTGAAGACCTGTTCCGTGTGCGGCCGCCAGGTGAAGGTGACGGTCGCCTGTCCCTATCAGCGACACGGCCTGGAAACCTGTCCGGACTGTTGCGTGAAGTGCTACCATTCAGAGCCGTTCCCCTGTCCGGAGTATGAAAGTAGAAACCGTGAAAGGGGTGACACATTGAAGGACACAAAGACCGGCAAGGCCCCCGCCGGCGGCGAAAACGCCGCTAAGAAATGGGCCGAAATCCTGGACTTGCCCGAAGACCAGGCGATCCCGTGTGTGGTGGCGTTTGCTTGCCTTCGCTATCATGGGAAATCATTTGTCCGCAAACTTGCGACCGGTTCCGGGAGGATCACGACATGGCAATCACTGAAAATCGGGGTGGCCCTGTTCTTCTGGAAGCTGGCCCAGAAGCGGGACCCCTGGGGCGAACTGTACCGGATCACGAAGTTCGCCCAGAAATGGAAGGAAGGTGATTCTATTTGAACAGTGTGAAGCTGTCCGGGCGCCTGACGCGCGACCCGGAACTGAAACAGACCCAGGCCGGCGTCCCCGTGGCGTCCTTCGGCCTGGCCGTGGACCGGAAGTTCAACCGGGACGAAGCGGACTTCATTCCGATCACCGCCTGGCGGAAGACGGCGGAGTTCGTGGCGAAGTATTTCCATAAGGGCCAGCGCGTGATCATATCCGAAGGCCGGATCAGGGTGACGCCCTACACGGACCGCGACGGGAACAAAAGGACCCACTTCGAGGTCGTGGCCGACGAAGTCGAGTTCGGGGAATCCAAACGCGCCCCGGAAGACCAGGAAGCCGGAAGCGTGGCCGCCGACTACATGACCAGCGGACAATTTGAAGAACTGGGAGAGGAAGACCCCGGCGATCTTCCCTTCTGACACCAGGAAAGGGGGTGAAACGACATGGACGCCAGACAGGCAAAGCGGGACAGCGTGGAGAAGACCACCGGCCGCGTTTATGACATCTTGAAGAATCACGACCAGGAATCCCGGACGATCGAAGCCCAGATCGAAGCGGAGCGCGCCGCCCTGGAAGAAGACCTGGCCGAAATCCGGTCCAGAGCATACCCGCGCGGGGTCCGCTATGACACGCCGCGCGTCCAGTCGTCCCCTGACCCTGACGGCCTACTTGTGAAGGTCGCCGCCGCGATTGAGCGCCGGACCGACCGGACGAAAAGAGCCGTCGCCGCCCTGGAAGAACGACAGCGCCAGATCGACCGCGTACATGACGCCGTCCTGGATATGGACGCAAGGTCGAAGATCGTCCTTCTGACGCTATACTACCCGCGCCGGACCTATGAACAGGCCGCCGAAGCCCTGGGCGTCGACGTGTCAACCGTCAGCCGTCAGAGGAAGACCGCTGTCGACCGGCTGACCCGGAAACTGATCCGCCTGTATGGGGAAATCAAATGAAGACCCCCTGGCGGAAATCTTTTTGCACATGATTGCACATCTTTGCAGTAGTTTGCATATACTTGCACTTTTCTTCAATTCCCATATATGATAAAGTGCTATACGGGAACCTTGCCCCGGTTCCCCCTCCTTTTTCATAGGGGCAACAGAAAGGAACGTCTTCACCGGCGTTCCTTTTCTGTTGTCCTGATACGACCACGACACGGAAGGAAGGTGAAGAATCGTGGCACGACTGACGAAGAAGAATGAAGTCTTCTGTGAAGAATATCTGATCGACCTGAACGCGACCCAGGCCGCGATCCGCGCCGGCTATTCTGTGGAATCCGCCGGGAGTATCGGAAGTGAATTACTGAAAAAACCTGAAATCCGCGCGCGCATTGAAACCGCTATGGCCGAACGGTCAAAGCGGACGGGGATCAATGCCGACCGCGTCCTTCGAGAACTGGGCCGGATCGCCTTCGTCGACCCTTCTGACGTGATCGACCTTGACACGGCGGAAGTGAAGCCTGGCGCCAGCAAGGACGACCTGGCCGCGATCGCCGGAATGAAGGTCAAATATGTCCCACACAAGGACTTCGACGAAAACGGCGATCCGATCATCGAACAGGCCATTGAACGCGAAGTCCGACTATGCGACAAGCTGAAAGCGCTGGAACTGTGCGGCCGTCACCTGGGAATGTTCAAGGACGACCCGGACAGCGCGGCGCCTGTGACGGTGGTGATCAACTATGACTACGGTCAGCAAGGCGGGAATTGAGTTCCGAGCGTCGGCCCAGTTCAACCCCGTCTTCCGCCCTGTCAATGAGTGGCGCGGCCGGTATAGGATTCTGAAAGGGTCCGCCGGTTCCGGGAAGTCGGTCAATATCGCCCAGGACTACGTCGCGAAGCTGTCAGACCCGGCCTTCCGGGGGGCGAACCTGTTAGTCGTCCGGAAGATCGAGGAAACGAACCGCGACAGCACCTTCGCAGAGTTACAGGCGGCAATATACCGAATGTTCGGGCCATACGCCGACCGCTTCTGGAAGGTCAACCTAAACCCCCTGGCCTTGGAATGTCGGACCACGGGGAACCGGATCATATTCCGGGGCGTGAAGGATCAGCGCCAGCGTGAGAAGGTGAAGTCGATCACCTTCAAGAACGGGAAACTGGTCTGGATATGGTGTGAGGAAGCGACGGAACTTCTTTCCGAAGACGTCGACATTCTGGACGACCGTCTTCGTGGCAACCTGGACGACGTCAACCCGAATCTGTTCTACCAGATCACAATGACCTTCAACCCGGTCAGCGCGACACACTGGATCAAGGCCCGGTATTTTGACAAGGCCGATCCGGACGTCCTGACCCACCATTCGACCTATAAGACGAATCGGTTCATAGACCCCGCCTATTTCCGCCGCATGGAGCGACGGAAGGAAGAAGACCCGGAAGGCTATCGTGTCTATGGCCTGGGAGAATGGGGCGAACTGGGCGGCCTGATCCTGACGAACTTCGAGGTTCACGACTTCCCGACCGGGCGCGACTACTTCGACGGCTTCTATTACGGCCAGGACTTCGGCTTCAACCATGCCGACGCGATCCTGGGGATCGGCTGGAAGGACGGCGAAATCTATGTCACGTCTGAAATATACGTCTTCGAGAAGGACACCGAAGAAATAATCGGCCTTGCCCGTCAGGCCCACGTCGACCCCCGCGTCGAAATGTTCTGTGATTCAGCAGAGCCGGACCGGATCAGGACATGGCAGAAGGCCGGCTTCCGGGCCTACCCTGTGAAGAAAGAGCCTGGAAGCGTGAAGGCCCAGATCGACTTCCTGAAAGGCCGAAAGGTCCACATTCACCCTTCATGCGTGAACACCTTGAAGGAAGTCCAACAGTGGAAATGGAAAAAGGACCCGACCACGGGCCTTTACATCGACGAACCAGTGGAGTTCATGGACGACGCTATGGCGGCCCTTCGCTATGGCGTGGAGCGTCCGCGCCGTGGATCGTCTATCGAAGTTTTGAAATGAGGTGGTATGAATGGAACTGTCCGTCATGGACCGGATCAACATGATCCTGTCGGACCCTGAAAAGGCGCCTATGACCCTGGCCCAGATCGTCAGTGAGGAAATCAGGGAGTTCAAGGCGTCCGACCAGTACAAGGTCATGGTGGAAGCCGAACAATATTACAGGAACCGGTCGGCCGTCCAGAAGAAGACCGTGGACGTCGCCAACAGGTCGAACGCCAGGATCGAACGGCCGATCCTGAAAAAGCTGGTGGACCAGAAGGCGAACTATCTTCTGGCGAAGCCCTGGACCGTGGACACCGAAAGCGAAACATACGGCGCGGCCCTGAATGAAGTCTTCGACCAGACCTTCCGCCGGAAGATCAAGTCCCTGGGGAAAGGTGCCGTAAAGTCCGGGATCGCCTGGATTCAGCCCTATTTTGACGACGACGGCCGCCTGGCCTTCATGCGTGTCCCTTCGACAGAGGTCGTCCCCCTGTGGCGGGATTCAGAGCGAACGAAGCTGGACGCCTTCATTCGCTTCTACGATCAGATCATCTACATCGGGACCAGGAAGCACACGATCACACACGCCGAGTTTTGGTGGACCGGCGGCGTCAAGTATTTCAAGACTGACGCCTTCGCCGGGACCGGCGCCGGCGACTTCGCCGTGGACAAGGATCACGGGACAGAGGAAAGCGACTGGACCGAACCACACTTCGTCGTCGACGAAAAGCCCTACAACTGGGAAGAAGTTCCGATCGCGTGGCTGAAATACAACGAAGAAGAACTTCCCCTTTGCTATTTCATCAAGGACCTGATCGACGACATCAACTGGCAGAACAGCGTCACGGCCGACGTCCTTCGGGACGTGGCGAAGTTCATCTATATCCTTCGGAACTACGGCGGAACCGATCTGGCGGAGTTCTTGAAGGACTTGAAGGAACACATGGCGATCAAGGTCACGACCGACGGCGGGGTCGACAAATTACAGGCCGATCTGAACATCGACGCCGTCATGGCCTTCCTGGACAATGAGCGCCGGGACATCTATGACTTCGCGGCCGCCGTGGACACGAAGGACCCTGACCTGGGGAACGCCAGCGGGACGGCGATCAACTTCCGATATATGGACCTGGACGCCGACTGTGATTCCCTGGGGACCGAACTTCAAGACACCTTCCGCCGGCTGAAACTGTTCATCGACGTCTACTTCCAGATCACCGGGAAGGGCGACTTCACCGGTGACACCTTCGACATCGTGTTCAACATGGACCTTCCGGTCAACGAAACGGACGTGATCAACAACGCCCGGACCAGTGACGGCCTGATCAGCAAACGGACGATCCTTCAAAATCACCCCTGGGTGAAGGACGTCGACGAAGAACTGGATCAGCTTGACGCCGAAAAGAAGGCCGCTATGGAAGACTTCGGCGAAGGACTGTTCGACGATTCCCTGGGAGCCGGGAACAGGCCCCAGGCGGCCCAGGAAGGCCAGGAAGGGGCCGCTGGAAAGGCTGGTGGCCTGAATGACGAATAAAGACTACTGGATCGCCAGGGCCATTCAGCGCGAGAATGAAGCCTATCTTCGCGGCGCCGGCCTGACAGCGAAAATGTTCCAGGAATACGACGCGGCCGCGAAGGCGATCCGAAAGGAGATCGGCGACTTCTACGCGAAGTATGCCGGGAAGTATGGCCTGACCTATGAACAGGCCGTCCGCCTTCTGACCCGGAAGGAGTTCCAGGAATGGAAGGCGACCCTGGCCGAATACGTCGCCAGGATCGCCAGTGAGCCGGACCCCCACGTCAAGGCCCTTCTGACGGCCCAACTGGACGCCCTGTCCACGAACAGCCGCATTTCCCGCCTTGACGCCCTTCTGGGCCAGATCGACATGAAACTGAACGACCTGTTCGATCAGGGTGTGGCCCAGATGAAAGCGGAGTTCGGCGACGCCTTCCAGGAAGGCTATTACAAAAAGGTCTATGACATTCAGTCCCGCGCCGGCTTCATGGCAGAGTTCGCGAAGCTGGACGAAGACGTGGTCGAAAACGTCCTGTCCTATCCCTGGTCCGGGGCTATGTTTTCCGACCGGCTATGGCAGAACAAACAGGCCCTTCTGTTCCATATCAGGGAAACGATCACACAAGGCGTCATGCAAGGGAAAAGCGTCGCCGAAGTGTCGAAGACCCTGTCGTCCAGAATGGGCCAGTCCTACAAGGCCGCCGAACGCCTGGTCAGGACCGAAACCGCCCATTTCCACGGGGAAGCCGACAAGGCCGCCTATAAGGCCGCCGGCGTCGACGAATATGAATACGTCGCCACGCTGGACAGCCGGACCTGTGAAACGTGCGCGGCCCTGGACGGGAAACACTTCAAGGTCAAGGACGCCCAGGCCGGCGTCAACTATCCGCCCATGCACCCGAACGACCGTTGTACTACGGTCGAATATGACCCCGACGACGCCCTGGACTGGTACAATTCCGGGAAGCCCATGCCGAAGAATATGACCTATGAAGAATGGTATGACCAACAGGTCGCCCAGAATGGCGCCGGCTACGTTGAAACAGAGCGGAAAAAGGCGTATAATATGAAGGCCGACGCCGCCCAGTTCACCCAGTACGCCGACCGCCTGGGGGCGGACGCCCCTGTCAGCCTTGACGCCTTCCAGGAAATGAAGTACACAGACCCGGACGCCTGGTCCGACCTGAAATCCTTCTATTCCTACAAGGGGCGCGTCCCGGAATCCACCAGGGGACACTTCGACGCCTACAAGCGGATCAGGGCGACAGGAATCCACGGGACCGTCAGGGTCCCGCCAGCTTCGGTCGATCTGGACACGCTGACCCTGGACGCGGCACACATAGCCGCCAGGGGCCACGGCGTCACCCTGGACGAAGCGAAGGCGTTCATTCAGAAGGCCGGCTTCTCCATAAGGCGGAAGCATTGGACCGGCGACGTCTTCGTCAACTACTATTCCGCCGAAGGCGCGGCCTATGTCCGCGTCGGTGACGGCGTGATCCGGACCGCCTTTAAGAAATCCGAGTTCGACGACAAGGTCAGAAAGGCCGTGGACGCTATGGAGGGATCAACATGAACCAGAAGACCGTCTTCTGTCCCCTGTGTGGCCGGGAAGTCACCGGGGACGAATGTTTCGATATATCAATGGTCGCCGAAGGGACCACGCCAGACCGGTTCCTTCCGAACGACATCAAGCCCGAACAGGTGAAAGCAAATGAAAACACCTGTTTGAAGTGCAAATACCACCCGGAATAAGACGTCGCCCGTCTGGGCGGCGTTTTATTATACCCTTTTTCGTTGAAAATGGCGTTCCCCGTCCTGGGGGGCGCTTTTTTCATACCCATTCAGCCGCCCCCGCCCGGCGAACAGGCGGGACCGCAAAGCGCGTGGAAGTCGCGATATAAACAGCGGGAACAGAAAGGAGAATCCACCATGATCACAGAGAGCGTCAGAACCATTCTGGGGGCAGACCTGACAAACCAGGTCGAAGCGGCCCTGAAAGGCAAGGGCAAGGACGGAAAGGACGTGGACCTGGTCGTCGGAAACGACGGTTCCTTCGTCCCGGCCGAGAAGTTCAACGGTGCGAACAGCGGCAAGACCAGCGCGGAAAACGCCCTGAAAGCCGCCGCCGAAGCCTTGAAGGCGATCGGAGGGTCCGGCGATCCCGCGAAGATCGCGGAAGACGTCAAGACCGCCCAGACCACGATCGACACCCTTCGGACCGACCACCAGAAGGAAATCGCCAGAATCCAGAAGAACACGGCCCTTCGCCTGGCCCTGTCCGACAAGGCCCACGATCCGGCCGACATCATTTCCCTTCTGGACCTGGACAAGATCGACGTCGACGACGCCGGCGGCCTGAAAACAGACCTGGAAGGTCTTCTGAAACCCTTGAAGGAATCGAAGCCCTATCTGTTCAAGACCCAGGAGCCGTCGAAGGAACCCGACATCAAGGGCGCGAAGCCCGCTGACCCTGGCGCACGTCAGGAGCCGTCCGCAAAGGTCGACGGTCCTGTCGTGATCTAACCAACCAACCCACCAACACACGAAAGGAATGATTTTATTATGGCAAGAACCAAAGCGATCAGCCTGATCCAGAACGGGGCGACGAAGGTCGAACTGGCCGAACTGTCCGGTCTGGTGATCCATAACATTCAGAAGGACACCCTGGCGTCCGGTCTGAAATCCCAGTCCTACACCGGCAACCCCGCCAGCGGGTCCGTCGAGTATCGCCGCTTCAAGAACAGCGTGTCCCAGGACTACGGGACCGCCAGGGCCGCCGGCAAGGGAACCGCGCTGACCGTTCCCCCGACCACCGTGAACCTGAACACCCACAAGGAGATCGTCGAGGAAGCCGCGAAGTTCGACCTGGACACCTTCGGCGTCGGAAACATCATGGCCCGGCGCGCTGACAACCACGTCGACACCGTGGCGGCAGAGTTCGACACGGCCTTCTTCCAGGCGGCCTTCGACGAAGGGACGGCCTTCACCGCCCCCGCCGGCGTGACCGACCCTGGGAAGATCATCGAAGCCCTGATCCAGACCCTTGAAACCGTCAAGAACGACTATGTCAGGGGCGTTCCCCGCAACATCATGCGCCTGGTCCTGTCCCCCGCCTTCTATGGCGATATGCGCGACTACCTGGACAAGACCGTCCACAATGCGAACGTGGACACCGCCGCCGAAGACTTCACCACCTTCCACGGCGTCCGCGTCTATTCCAGCGTCTTCCTTCCCGCGACCGCGAAGGCGGTCATTATGATCGACGGCGCGATCGCACAGCCGGCGGTCATTTACCCCTACAAGGACCCGGAGAAGATTCCCCTGTCCAACGACTACGGCGTGTCCATGTTCTACGACTTCGGGACGAAGGTCCTGACCCCTGACCTGGTCTTCACCTATTCCGTCACCAAGTAAAGGAGGAACCAACATGAAGTTCAAGAATAAGCAGACCGGCGCGATCCTGGAGCCGAAGAACGAAATGGTCCTGGACCAGCTTCGCAAGAGCGAGGACTACACCCCCTACGACGGCAAGGACGCCGGCCAGAACGGCCAGAAGCCCCTGTCGAAGATGAACAAGGACGAACTTCTGGCGGCCGCCCAGGCGGCCGGGATCGACGTCCCTGACGGCGCCACGAAGGACGCTATCATCGAACTGATCCAGGCGAACAGCGGCAACCAGTAAAACGGGGCCGCCGGAAAGGTGGTGGAAACGTGCTTGATCAGATTCTTTCTTCCCTGGACGGCCTGACTGACCTTGAACGCGCGGAAGTCCTTCGTGTCCTTATGTCGAAGGACGACCGTCTGGCGAAGGTCAAGGCCCTTCTGGGGATCACTGGGACAGACCAGGACGACCTGATCGCCTTCGTGATCGAAACGGTCGAAGACCTGGTCCTGTCCTACATCAACCAGGACACGCTTCCGGCCCCGCTGGAAAAGCCCCTGATCGTCATGTGTGTCAGCTATTACAAGGCCGCCGGCCTGGGGACCACCCAGGCGGCCGCCGGTCCGGTCGCGTCTGTGAAGCGCGGGGACGTCCAGACGTCCTTCGCGAACGCTTCCGGCGCTTCCGGATCGGCGTCGACCTTTAACCTGGGCGCGGACGGAAGCGACTTCTTCGGCTGGCGGACCGTCCTGAACGAATATCGAAAATTAAGGTGGTGATCTGTATGTTCGGAAACCCTGGCGCAGAGCGCGCCGCGATCGAACTGACCTATGAAGACACCGCCACGATCACCAGAACCACACAACAGACAGGGGCGAACCAGATCACGAAGTCCGTCCCTGGCGTGATTTACAGTGAAATCATTTGCGCGCTGTCGTATTCAGGAAGCGACAAGAGCGAACAGACGAAGGCGCAGAACGAAGTCGACTATGACGCCGTGATCTTCGCCGCGCCTGATCTTCTGGTCCTTCCTGGCGACGGTGTGAGCCTGAAACGGTTCGGGCGCGACAACCCTTCCAGTCAGATTCTTCTGACCTTCCAGGTCGTCGGCCGTCCTTCCCTGTATGCAACCCACCAGGAAATCAAGGTGAAGGAAGGTGATCTGGCGTGACGTTGAATCTGTTTCTGGAAGCGGTCGCCGCGAAGCTGACCGGAATCTGGCCGGACCGGAAGGTCTATGTCGACGAAATCCCGAAGGATTCCGACGGACAGTTCTTCGTCGGGATCATCGAATCGGGCCAGGAAAAGCACCTGGACCGGCGCCGGAAACGGTCGATCCAGTTTGAAGTCCTGTACTTCCTTCGGTCGAAGGACACAATGGACTTCAACGCCTGGGCCGAAGAAATGTACGACAATTTTGAAGAACTGACGGTCCAGGAAACCCCAGGCAAAACAAGGACGATCCGTCTGACCGGCCAGAAGGCCAGGCCGGACGGGAACAGCCGCGTCTTCCAGTTCCTTTTCGACGCGAACTTCTTCTTCGTCCTGACGCCGCCGGAAATCCCCTTCATGGAAGACCTGGAACATACGGAGGAAATGAAGTAATGGCGAAAACGACCAAAAAGGCCGCCGGCACAGACCAGGCGCCGGCCCCGGCCTTCACAAAGAATCAACTGGTCAAAAGTAAAACCCTGGGCCTTCCCGTGGACGCCGTCATGGCCGTCCTGGAAGACGGGAAGACCTACACGAAGGATCAGGCCGTCGGCCTGGTCAACGATTTTCTGGAAAGGAAGGTGTGAGTTATGCCTATTGGTGGCGGAACTTTTACCGTTCAAAACAAGATTCTTCCCGGCGCATACATCAACTTTGTGAGCCTGGGAAGCGTCGTGAAGATGGGGACGCGCGGGATCGCGGCCCTTCCCCTGGAACTGAACTGGGGGCCTGAAAACAAGGTCTTTTCCATGTATGCGGAAGACTTCAACAAGACCGCCCTGAACGTCTTCGGCTATGACCCGACGGACCCCGCCGTCCTTCTGGTCCGTGAAGCCCTGAAACGCGCCAGGGCCGTTCTGATCTACCGCGTCAATTCCGGCGGCGACAAGGCCACGGCCACGGTCGGCGGAATGGCCGTCACGGCCGCCTGGGGCGGAACGCGCGGAAACGACGTCGCTGTCGCCGTCCTGGCGAACGCTGACGACGCGACGAAGGTCGACGTCGTGACCTACCTTGACGGAATGGTCATGGACACCCAGACCGTCGTCAAGTCCGAGGGATCGGCCGGCCTGAAAGCGAATGACTTCGTGACCTTCGGGTCCGCTTCCGCCCTGGAAGTGGCCGTCGCGACGAAGCTGACCGGCGGCACGAACGGGACCGTCAACGGCGGCGCCCACACGGCCGCCCTGAACGGCTTCGAGGTCGAAACTTTCAGCGTGATCGGCTACCCCGGAACCGACAACACGATCAAGGCCCTGTATGCGTCCTTCGTGAAGCGCCTTCGCGACGACGAAGGGAAGAAGATCGTCGGCGTCCTGTACCAGTACGCCGGGGACAACATCGGCCTGATCAACGTCAAGAACGGCGTCGTCCTGTCTGACGGGACCACCGTGACCGGCGACAAGGCGGTCGCCTGGGTGGCCGGCGCTTCCGCTGGGGCGGAGATCAACGAAAGCCTGACGAATGACGCCTACGACGACGCGGTGGACGTGGACGTCAAATATACGAAGTCCCAGTTTGAAGCGGCGATCCAGGCCGGCGAGTTCGTATTCTATGCGGACAATGGCGCGGCCCGTGTCCTGACCGACATCAACAGCCTGACCACCTTCGGGGGCGGCGTGACGGAAGACTGGACGTCGAACCGCGTGATCCGCGTCCTGGACGGCTGGGCGAACGACGTCGCCCGAATCTTCGGCGATTCCTACATCGGCCGCGTGACCAACAGCGACACCGGCCGCCAGCTTTTCAAGGCCGACCTTGTGTCCCTGGCCTTGCAGTATCAGGGGATCGACGCGATCAGCGACTTCAAGTCCGAAGACATCACCATTCAACAGGGCAACGGGAAACGCGACGTCGCCGTCGATTCCGCCCTGAAACCGAACGACAGTATGGAAAAGCTGTATATGACGACTGTCGTCAACTAACGGAAGGAGTGAACCAGAATGAGAACCCTGAACGCGCCGGACACCATTTCCGGCAAGGAAGGCCGCGCCTATGCGAAGATCAACGGCAACAACGAAGACCTTTTCATGGCGAAGAACATCGAATCCACCGTTGAGAAGGCGAAGTCCGAAATCAAGGCGATCGGGAAGCGCATGACCGGCCATAAGACCACCGGGGGCAACGGAACCGGGTCCATGACCCTGTACTACCTGACGCCCCTGTTCCGCGACATGATCAAACAGTGGAAGGAAACCGGCGTCGACGTCTACTTCGACATGGTCGTCGAGAACGACGACCCGGAATCTTCCGCCGGGAAACAGTCGATCCTTCTGATCGGGTGCAACCTGGATTCCACGGTCCTGGCGAAGCTGGACGGCGACAGCGACGACCCCCTGGACGAAGACGTCGACTTCACCTTCGAGGACTTCGACATCTTGACCCCCTTCACCCAGTTCTAAACAGAAAGCGAGGAAACGAAAATGGGAAAACTGCAAGATTTTCTTATGGAACAGGACGTCGCGGCCCAGGCCCAGGTCGAAGTCACGATCGCGCCCTTTCCCTTCCCCTTCGTGGTGAAGTCTATCACCGAAGCGGAGAATAAGGCAATCAGGAAGACCTGTCAGAAGATCAGCTTCGACAAGAAGACCCGCCAGAAGCAGATCGAAACCGACACCGACCTTTACAACAGCCGCCTTGTGGTGGCCTGTTGTGTCGAACCCAACTTCAAGGACGCCGCCCTTCAAGAGAAATACGGCGTCCGTGGAGCCGAAGACCTGATCGACCGCCTGTTGAAGCCCGGCCAGTACACCGACCTTCTGATCGCGGTCCAGGAGATCAACGGCTTCGCCGACGACGTGAACGATCTGAGGGACGAAGCAAAAAACTAATCACGGGGGGCGGAAATGACGCGGACGCCGACGGCGAATCGGTCTACGCCCATTACGCCCTCCACCGGCTGAAAATCCTTCCGGGACAACTTCTGGCCCTTCCCAGACGGGAAAGGGCCTTCATTTATGCTTCCATTGACCTTCAAATAGAGAAGGAGAAGAAGGAAGCGGCGAAGGCGAAACGGAAGGGCAAGAAAGGCAGGTGATAACGTGGCCGGAGTAAATACACAATTCACGATCCAGGACCGCATGACGTCCCGCCTGAACACCATGATCAACGCTTCGGAACGCCTGAACCGGTCCCTGGACGCCACGGACGCCCTGACCGAAACCGTCGATCCGGGGGCGCCCTTCGAGAGAAGCGCGGCCCCGATTGCGGCGGCCGGCCGACAGGTCGACGACTTCAACGAACGCCAGGAACGCGCCGAACAGGGCGCGGACAGGGTGAAAAACGTCTGGTCCAAAATGGGCGGCCTGATCCGGTCGGCTATGGCGGCGTTCAGCGCGAAGAAGATCGTGGAACTGGCGGACAGCATGACCACCACCCGCGCCCGTCTGGACCTGATGAACGACGGCCTTCAAACGACGGCCGAACTTCAAGATATGATCATGGCGTCCGCAAACCGGTCGCGCGCTTCCTACCAGGCCACGGCCGACGCCGTTTCCAAAATGGGAATTATGGCGAAGGACGCCTTCAACAGCAACGAAGAACTGATCGCCTTTTCCGAACTGATCAACAAACAGTTCACGATCGCCGGCACGTCGGCCGCCGGTATCGACGCGGCCATGTTGCAACTTACACAGGCCATGTCGTCCGGGGTCCTTCGTGGTGAGGAATTGAATAGCGTCTTTGAACAGGCGCCGACCATTATCCAGACGATTGCCGACTACCTGGGCGTCCCTATCGGGAAAATCCGGGAAATGGCCGCCGAAGGCCAGATCACGTCGACGATCGTGAAAAATGCCATGTTGGCGTCGGCTGACGAAATCAACGCGAAGTTTGAACAAATGCCTATGACCTTTTCCCAGGTCTGGACGATCGCGAAGAACGTGATTCTGGAAGCCTTCACGCCCGTCCTGACCATGATCGGCCAGGGCGCACAGTGGATTTACGACAACTGGTCCACGATCGCCCCGATCTTCTGGGGCCTGGCGGCGGCCGTCCTGGGCTATGCCCTGGCCCTGGGAATCCAGACCGCCGCGACGTGGATCGCGAACGGCGCCGCCCAGGCGTTCTTCAGGACGCTTCTGACGAACCCCCTGTTCTGGATCGCCCTTGCGATCGGCGTCGTGGTGGCCGCGATTTACAAATGGGTCCAGTCCGTCGGCGGAATTAAGGTCGCCTGGCTGATCGCCTGTAATGCGATCCTGACGGCCTGGTCCTGGGTGAAGATCGGATTTATGACCGGCGTTTACTGGGTGATGAACCTGTTCAACCGGTTACAACTGACCTTCGCCACGGTCAGCATGAATATTCAGAACTTTTGTGGCGACATGAAGGCCGGCGTCCTGACGATTCTTCAAAACATGGTCAACGGTGCAATCGACATCATAAACGGCTTCATCAACACCCTGAACAAAATCCCCGGCGTGAACATCGGTCTGATCGACCAGGTCACTTTCGGGACTACGGCACAGCTTGAAAACGAAGCCGCAAAACAGGCCAGAGCCGCCGACCTGGCGGCCTATCAGGACCAGATCAACCAGCAGATCGCAGATCGGGACGCGGCCCTGGATTCCATGAAGGCCCAGGCGCGCGCGGAAACGGCACAGCGGGAAGCGGAGATCGCCGCCGCCAGGGCCGAATCGGCCGCCGCCGGAAGCGGAAGCACCGAACCGGACTGGGCCGCCTATTCCACCGGGACCGGCGACATCGGGAACGTGGACCACGTCGGTTCCGTCGGTTCCGTGGACGAAGACGTCAACATAGCCGAAGAAGACTTGAAGTTCCTTCGGGACGTCGCCGAAATGCGCTATGTCCAGAACTTCGTGACCCTGACCCCGACCGTGGCCGTGGACGCGAAGATCAGTGAGAAGGTGGACGTCGACGAAGTCGTCAGCCGGATCGAAACGAAGCTGGAAGACGAATTTTCAGCGGCCGCCGAGGGGGTGTACGCATGACGAACTATGGAATGTCCCTGATCATAGAAGGACGGGAAGTCAGTCTTCCCGTCCTTCCCGCTAAATTGAAGGTAACGTCGCCCGGCAAGAACGAAACAACGACCGTTCTTGAACTGGGCGAAATCCTTCGCCTTCGGAAGAAGGGCCTTCGGACTGTGGCCTGGGACTGTTTCTTCCCGGTCCATGACGCCCCCTATGTCACGGGGCAGATCAGGGACCCGGTCGAGATCGTCCAGGCCATTCAGGCCGCGCGGGACACCCTGGCGCCGATCCGCTTCCTGATCACGGGAACGGACCTGGACATCAACGTCCGAATGGGGATCGAAACCTTCGACTACGAAGAACGGTCCGGCGAACTGGGCGACCTTTACTATTCGATCAAGCTGTCGGAATGGAAGGACTATTCCCCCCGGAAGATCGTCCTTCCGGCAGAGCCGAAGGCGCCGGCGAAGGCGAAGGAGCCTGAACGGACCGGCAAGCCGGCGGCCGCCGCAAAGAAGACCTACACCGTGAAGTCCGGGGACTGTCTGTGGAATATCGCGAAGAAGTTCTATGGCAAGGGAAGCGACTACACCAAAATCTATAACGCGAATAAGGGGACGATCGGGTCGAACCCGAATCTGATCTACGCGGGACAGGTCTTGACGATCCCATGAGTATTTCTATTTTGTACCAGAACAACGAGAGCGGCGACGCCTTCGACGTGACCACGTTGACGTCCGCCGCGAAGTGGTCGACGAAACGGTCCGGTTCCCCCGCTTCCCTGGAACTGACCGTCGTCGCCGACGATTCCGTGGTATGGACCCACGGCGGGATCGTCGCCCTGAAAGACGGGTCCACCGGCCTTTTCTATGGCTACGTCGTGAAGATCAGCTATGACGAAAAGGACCAGGTCAAGGTCACGGCATACGACCAGACCTGGCATTTGAAGAAGAACAAGGAAACCTATGTTTTCAACGGCAAGCGCGCCGACCAGATTCTAACCCAGATCGCCGACGACTTCGGTCTGAAATGCGGCGCCCTGGAAAATACCGGCTACGCGATCCCGTCCATGATCGAAGACGGCCAGACCCTTTTTGACATCGTCTTGAAGGCCCTGGACCACACCCTGATCAATACGGGGAAAATGTTCGTCCTGTGGGACGACTTCGGGTCCCTTCGGATCACCGACGTCGCGAAGTCGAAGCTGGACCTGTTCGTGGGCGATTCCAGCCTGGCGACGGGCTACACCTACGAATCGGACATCGACGCCGAAGCCTACAACAAGATCAAGCTGGTGAAGGACAACAAGACCACCGGGAAACGGGACGTCTACATCTTCCAGGATTCAAAGAACATGAAACTGTGGGGCGTCCTTCAGGACTATGAAGTCGTCGATGAAAGCATGAACGAAGCCCAGATCAAGGAACGCGGCGATCAAATGCTGGCCCTTTACAACCGGCCGAAGAAGTCGTTTGAAGTGAAGGCGATCATGGACCTGTCGGTCCGCGCCGGCCGCGCCCTGTATATCGGGATCAAGAAAATCGGCGTCAGCGCCTTCTTCATCGTCGAGGAAACAAGCGTCGATCTGTTGAAGGAAACTATGACTTTGAAGTTAAAGGTGGTGTGATATGAGCCTATTAGACACTATGAAACAGGTCGCCGGACAGACGCAGAACGCGAACGTCCCGGCGGCCTTTATGTTTGGCACAGTGACGAAGACGTCGCCGCTGACGATCCGCGTCGACAATCGGTTCGATATTTCCGGGGACGCGATCGTCCTGATGAAAGAGTTCAAGGCCGGCGCCTATCCGACCCACACCCACACGATCGACCCACACGCCCACGTCGTCCCTTCCCATTCGACCCAGGCCGCCGGCGAAGGACCGCACACACACGGCGTCAGCGCGTTCAATACGCAGACGACCGGCCTGACGACGAACCCGGAAGTTTACTTCGGTTTGGCCGAGGGCGACCGGGTGGTCCTTCTTCGGAATCAGGGCGGACAGTCGTTCCTTGTGCTGGGAAGGGTGTGATCTTATGGCCTTGATACCGACACAGGACGCGGTCACGATCGGCCAGGACGTCGAAATCGTCCAGCCGGCCGACCAGACCACCAGAACCTATAAACTGGACATCGAAGCCGGCCGCGTGGCCGGCTTTGTTGACGAAACGGAAGCTATGAAACAGGCGATCCTGAAAATCCTTCTGACGGAGCGGTTCGACTACCTGATCTATTCCTGGAACTATGGAATCGAACTGAACGACATCGTCGGGAAAAGTTTTCAGGTGCTTTCAAGTGAAATCAAACGTGTGATCCGTGAAGCCCTTCTGGCGGACAGCCGGATCACGGACGTCACCGACTTCACCGTGGAGCAGATCGACAAAAGGACCGTTCACGTCAGCTTCACCGCCGAAACGATTTTCGGCGAAATCCCTGTTGAAAGGAGGGTGACAACTGGTGTTTGAGAATATGACCTTTGAAAACATCATGGACCGCTGTTTGGACCGTGTGTCTTCTTCCGTGGATAAACGGGAAGGGTCGATCGTCTACGACGCGATCGCGCCGGCGGCGGCCGAACTGGCGATCATGTATATCGAACTTGCCTACCTTATGGACCGGGCCTTCCCCGACACCGAAACCGGCGACGACCTGACGAAGAAGTGTCAGGAACGAAGCGTCTTCCGAAACGGCGCGAAGGCCGCGATCCGGAAGGGCTACTTCGAGAAGGCCGACGGTTCCGCCTGTGAAGTCGAGATCGGGACCCGCTTTTCCGGCGGCGACATCAACTTCACCGTGACCGAGCGGGTGGCCGCCGGCCAGTACAGGCTGACGGCTGAAACGGCCGGCGCCGTCGGGAACGAATATGTCGGGGGCCTTTTCCCGATCGACTACGTCCCGGACCTGGCGGCGGCGCGCCTGGCCGACATCTTGATTCCGGGCGAAGACGAAGAAAGCGACGACAGTCTTCGGACGCGCTATTTTGCGTCCCTTGTGTCCCAGGCGTTCGGCGGGAATATCGCCTACTATAAGGACAAGGTCGAACAACTTCAAGGCGTGGGCGCTGTGAAGGTGTTCCCTGTCTGGAACGGCGGCGGGACCGTGAAGGTGGTGGTCGTGGACAGCGAATGGACCGTCCCTTCGGCCGACCTGGTCCAGAGCGTTCAGGAAGCGGTCGACCCCGTCGGGACCCAGGGAACCGGCGTCGGCCTGGCCCCGATCGGCCACGTCGTCACTGTCACCGGCGTCCTGGGGACGACGATCAACGTGTCTTTCAGCCTGACCTTCGACACCGGCGTGTCCTGGGCCAGCGTCCAGACCGCCGTGAAGGCGGCGATCCAGTCCTACTTCGACGAACTGGCCCACACCTGGGCCGACACGGACAGCCTGATCGTCCGCGTCAGTCAGATCGAAACGAAGGTCCTGAACGTGGCCGGCGTCATTGACGTCACCGGAACGAAGATCAACGGGCAGACCGCGAATATTTCCCTGGACGCTGACGCGATCCCGGTCCTGGGGGTGGTCACGAATGGAACTTAAAGCATACTGGCCGCGATTCCTTCAAGACGTGGTCGAGTTCGACCAGATCGCCGGCGCCGAACAACCGGAGTTCCAAAAGGCCGCCCAGGACGTCAGGGACGCCGCTGACGACTTTTTTCTGGTGAGCCTGTCCGAATATGGGTGTTCCCGCTGGGAAGCGATTCTTGGCCTGTCTGTGGCCCCTGGGGACACCCTGGAACAGCGCCGCGAAAGAATCCGGATCAGATACCTTGACCGGCTTCCCTACACTTACAGGACGCTTCTGAACTATCTGACGACCGTCAGCAAGGACTTCACGGTCCGCCTGGATAACGACGCCTATGAACTTTTTGTCCGAATCACCTTGAGCGGGTACACACAGCGCGACGCGCTGGTCGCTGTCCTGAAACAGATGATTCCGGCGAACCTGGTCCTTCTGACCCAGACCGCGATCCCCCAGGACGTCGCCCGGCCGGCTTGCGTCGTGGGCGCGGCAACGGTCAGCCTGGTCAGGCACGAACACCAACCCGAAGGAGGAAACCCGAATGGCACGATTTAAGTCAACGATCACCGACAAGGGGGCCGAAGTGCTGACCCGCTTCCTGGCGCAAGGGCGCCAGATCACCCTGATCCGCGCCGCCGTGGGTGACGGCGTGGCGGAAGTCAGCCCGAACACCCTGTCCGACCTGGTGAACCCCGTCCCGCTGGACACCCAGATCGGCGAAAAGACCTTCATCGAAGGCGACGTGTCCTATATGAAAATCCCCGTCCAGGTAACGAACGCCGGCCTGGAAGCGGCCCAGTACGTCCGCGAGGTCGCGACGTATGCCCTGGACGAAAACGGCGTGGCCTTCATGTTCACCTATTCCTGGATCGACGGTCCGGACAGCGACAACATTCTTCCGGCCTGTTCCTTCCTGGACACCCCGTCAATGGCGGACGAAGGTGACACCGTCCACGTCCACGACGTCGCCGTGGTGGTGACGAATCAGGAAAACAGCGCGGTCACGGTCCAGGTGACGGCGGGGTCCTATGTGACCCGCGCGCAAATGACCGCCTACGCGGCGCCGCTTCTCCATACACACGCCGCGTCGGCCGTGAATGAGAGCAACGGCGACAGCGTCGAAGCGGTCCAGCGCCGCCAGGACTTCGATATTTCCGCGATCAAGGAACAACTGGACACCGGCTTCACGGGGACCACCGTGACCCACACCTTCGCGCCGGCACAACTGGCCCAGTGGAAAGGTTATGACGGGACCGGGCTTCCCGAAGGAATCCTGGACACCGCCGCGAACCGGCTTTATTTATGACCCCGTTCGCCTGTACGCCGTCGGAAACGTCGTGTCTGTTATCTAACCTATTCACCGAACTTCGGCCCGTGTGCGGCCGCTGTGAAGGCGACAGCGTCGTTCTGTGCGGCCTGACCTATGAAGGGGAGGAACAGACCGTCGTCCTTCGGGACTACGGCTTCGACTATTCCGGCCGGCGCGAAACCGTTGACCTGATCAGAAAGCGAAGGTGTATCTATGGGAACAAGGCGCAATTTCCAGCGCAAAACGAACGGGGCTGAAAGCCCGCTTCACGTCCTTCCTGTGGCGTCGAAGCTGATCGACTACACCCTGGAACTGACCGACAACACGAAGCACTTCCCGAAGAAGGTCCGCTTCTCCATTGTGAACCGGATTCAGGACCGCGTTCTGGCGATCCGCGACGACCTGGTGGACGCGAACGAAATCTTTCCGATCCTGGACGAACAGGACAAGATCGACCGGCCGAAACTTCAACGCCGCGCGCTGACAGGGTGCAAAAAACTTCTGTATTTGATCGAACTGTCGAAAAAGCGCGGCTACATCGACACAGGGACCTTCGACTATTGGACGAAGCTGACCCTGGACGTCAAGTTTATGACCGCCGCCTGGTATAAGGCTGAATCGGAGCCGAAGGAGCCGGCAGAAAAGGCCGACGCCGAAGCCCCTGAACCGGCCGCGCCGGCGGAAGGTTAATTGAATATCAGGGTACGGCCTGACCCCCGAACGCCGGCAACGCGAACAACGCGCGGAATGTCAACACCGACGGCAGTCTGAACAACAACAACGCCTGGAATGGCAACAACGGCGTCCGGCCGGATTTGGTGGAAAACGCGACCGAGTAGGGCGACGAACCCGAAAGCAGAGGACCCCAACAAAGGAGGCCGTATCCTTCCCGACGCCGGAAAGGCCAGGGTAAACACATGACCGTCGACGCGAGGGCTTCGGCTACGACGCCCGGACTATAAGCGGCGGGGAGGTTTTCTATTATGAAAAGCGAAGTCACACAGATCCCGCCTTCCGACTTCGCCGTCATGTCCGACTTCAACAACCTGTATCAGTCCTATCTGGACGCCCGGAAGGGGAAACGCTGGAAAATGGCGGTCGTCCGCTATGAAGTGAACGCGCTGGAAAACACCATGTTCCTTCACTATATGCTGACGTCGAAGAAGTACCGCCCTTCTCCATACAACACGTTCCTGATCCATGAGCCGAAGGAAAGGGTGATCATGTATAACGGATTCAAGGACAAGATCGTTCAGCATAGCCTATGCGACTATGTCCTGGGACCCGCGCTGTCGAAGTCGTTCATATATGACAACTACGCCAGTCAGGAAGGCAAGGGAACACACTTCGGCCTGGACCGTCTGAAATACTTCATGCAAAAGTATTACAGGCAGAACGGGCCGGCCGGCTGGGTATTGAAATGCGATATAACGAAGTATTTCTACCGTATCAATCACGACGTTTTGAAGTCACAGCTTCGTCGGCTGATCCACGATCCCGACGTCCTGTGGCTTCTTGATTTGATCATAGATTCCACCGAAGGGCCAGGAATCCCGATCGGGAATCACACTTCACAGTGGTTCGCGGTCCTGTACCTGTCCGGAATGGACCACATGATCAAGGAACGTCTGGGAATCAAGTTCTATGGCCGCTACATGGACGACTTCTATCTGATCCACCAGGACAAGGACTATCTGATCTATTGCCTGGAAGAAATCAAGAAGTATCTGGTCCCCCTGGGCCTGGAACTAAATCACAAGACGGCGATCTTCCCGCTGTCCCAGGGGATCGACTTCCTGGGATTCAGGACGTACATGACGGACAGTGGGAAGGTCGTCCGCAAAATACGCCGCGACAGCAAGAACCGGATCAGGCGGAAATTGAAGAAGTTCCGTCACCTTCTGGACGAAGGCCGGATCACCTTCGACACGGTGATCCAGTCCTATTCGTCATGGACCGGTCACGCCGGCCACGGCAACAGTCACCATTTGATCAGGCAGACGGACGAACTGTTCTTCGACCTGTTCAAGAAAGAATTGGAGGAATACCATGTCAAAACGAATGTCGACGTTACCCGTTGGCGCGATCGTGAAGTCGGTCAACACGAAGTATAACGGCGCTGTGATCCGCTTCGTCGTTGGCCGTCAGGCTTCCGACCGTGTCGGCCTGGTGACGGAAAAGATCATCACCTTGAAGTGTTTCGACGCGAAGGAGCCTTCCAACAGCAACAGTAACCGCGCCAGCTACGGCAACAACCGCGCCAGCGTGTCGAACCTTCTTCTGTGGTTGAACAGCGCGGCCGCCGCCGGCGGCTGGTACACGGCACAGCACAGCGCCGACGCCCCGCCTTCGGCCGCGAACGTCTGGTCCGGCTATAACGAATATGACCAGGAAGCCGGCTTCCTGTCCTTCTTTGAAGCGGACTTCCGGAACGCCCTTCTGGACGACACGATCACCGTCGCGAAGAATACCGTCACCGACGGCGGCGGGTCCGAAACGATCACGCGGAAGGTCCGCCTTCTGACCAGGACCGAAGTCTTCGGCGATACCGAAAACGGGATCACAGAAGGGACCCAGTGGCCCCTGTTCACCGACGCAAACAGCCGGAAGGCATACCCTACGGCCGAAGCTGTCAGCAAGTCCGAATATACCAGTTCGAGCCTGAACGCTTCGTCCCCCTGGTGGTGGTGGCTTCTGACCCCGAACGCCGGCTACGCGGGCTACGCGCGGCATGTCAACACTGGCGGCAGTCTGGGCAACAGCAGCGCCTGGAATGGCGACAACGGCGTCCGGCCGGCTTTGTTTTTGGCCCCTGATACTCTGGTATCTGATACAACAGACACAGACGGAGCCTATATTATTCAGTGGAATCAACCGCCGACCACCCCTTCGAGCATTTCCCACGCGACCCCCCAGGCGGGAAAGTCCCTGACGATCACGACCGGCGGGTCCACCGACCCGGAGGGGAACGCGATCAGCTACGTCTGGGAACGCCGGGTCGATTCCGGGGCATACGTCCAGATCGGGATTACCACGGCGAAGTCGATCACCGACACCGTCCCGACGTCCGGGACGAACTACCAGGTCCGGGTGAAGGCCGTTGACGCGAACGGCGCCGAATCGGCGTACAGGACCGGGACGGCCACGGCCATTTCCTACAACACCGCCCCCGTGATCAGCGGGAGCGACCAGAACGTCGGCGCGAAGACCGACCCCCTGTCCTACCAGTACACCGTCACCGACGCCGAAGCGTCGTCCCAGACCTTGACCGTCACGGAAACCCTGACCAACGGGTCCGAAACGATCACGCTTCGCCAGTACACGGCCACAAGCGGCGCCCAGAACACGGCGGACCTGACGTCCGTATGGCTTCGCCTTCTGACCGGGACCCATGTTCTGAAAATCGTCGCTTCCGACGGCGTGGGCGGGACGGCCACGCGACAGATCACATTCAGCCGGACCGTGAACAGGATCGCCGCGTCCCGCGCTATCAGTACCGACGCTATGGTCACGAAGGTCTTCCTGTCCCTGTACCCGGCGGACATTCCGGCCGACGCGGTCCTTCACTGTGAGGTCACGAACAACCCGTTCGACACGACCCCCGTCTGGGAAGACATTTCTTCCAAGGTCGGCCGCTTCGTCCACATCTTCCAGAACACCACCGCCGCGAAGGGCTATGGTCTGGCCTACCGCTTCACGATCACGAAGGGCGGCCAGACAGTCGAGGTCGTCCAGGCGACGGTCCGGTTCGCGTAAAGGAGGGATTCACCATGTTCAACCCTGAAACCTGTGACCACGTCAGCATGAAGGACGCCCAGGAGAAGGAGCGCCAGAACCCGGCGGCCCAGGCCGCCAGGGCCGCTTCGATCGCCTTCGTGTCCCTGGCCGAAGCCGGCCAGATCGACGACGTCACGGCCACGGAAAACGTCAGTCAGTTCAGTCCGTGGGCCTACCCGGTCGCCTATAAGGCCGGAAATATCCGGGAGTTCGGCGGCGAACTGTTCCGCTGTGTCCAGGATCACACGTCACAAGCGGACTGGACGCCGACGGCGGCCGCGTCCCTGTGGACGAAGATCGGCGACCCCGGCGAGGAATGGCCGGCCTGGTCACAGCCTGTCGGCGCACACGACGCCTACAACGCCGGCGACAAAGTGTCCCACAATGGGAAACACTGGACGTCCGACGCTGACGGGAACGTCTGGGAACCCGGCGTCTACGGCTGGACCGAACAGAACTAAATCGCGAAGGGCGGGGAGAAATCCCCGCCCTTCTTCATGCCAGGAAGGAGCGAAAGACAATGATGAAAAGTAAAACCTTCGTCGACAAGCTGATCGACGTCGCGAAGAATCACAAGACCCTGTATGTCATGGGGTGCTTCGGCGCGCCCCTGACCGGGAACAACGTGACCCGCTACTGTACGAATCACGCCTACAACAAGCAGAGCGCCCGAACCGCTATGATCAAGGCGGCCGCCGACCAGACCCCGCCCGTCTTCGGCTTCGACTGTGTCTGTTTGATCAAAGGCGTCCTGTGGGGGTGGACCGGCGACGCGGCCCGAACCTATGGCGGCGCCGGCTACGCCGTGAACGGCGTCCCTGACATCGGGGCGGACAGCATGATCGCGAAGTGTACCGGCGGCGGGTCGAAGACCGACTGGGCCGGCATGGCCCCCGGCGAAGTCGTGTGGCTGGAAGGCCACATCGGCGTCTATATCGGCGACGGCCTGGCCGTGGAGTGTTCCCCGAAGTGGGAAAACAAGGTCCAGATCACAGCCGTCGCGAACATCGGCCAGAAGGCCGGCTATAACGCCCGGAAGTGGACCAAACACGGCCGCCTTCCCTATGTCGACTATTCCGACGCGACCCAGTCGGAGCCGGCCCAGACAGGCCCGACGGCCACGAAGGGAACCGCCGACCAGAAGTCCTTCATCAACAAGATCGGACCCCTGGCGGCCGCCGACATGAAGAAGAACGGGATTCTGGCGTCCCTGACGATCGCCCAGGCGATCCTTGAATCCGGCTGGGGGAAGTCCGGCCTGACCACGGCCGCGAATAACCTGTTCGGGATCAAGGGGACCTATAACGGCCAGGGCTACACTTGCAAGACCCAGGAATGGGACGGGTCGAAGTATGTGACCGTGGACGCCACGTTCCGAAAATATCCGTCCTGGGCGGAATCCCTGGCGGATCATTCCGACCTGTTCAACCGCCTGGACCGTTACAAAAACCTTCGCGGCCTGACCGACTATAAACTGGCCTGTCAGTATGTCCGTGAAGACGGCTACGCCACGGACCCGAACTATACGGCGAAGCTGGTCAGCCTGATCGAAACCTATGACCTGACGATCTGGGACAGCGCCAGCGCGACCACCGGCGGGAATACCCAGGGGGCCGGCCAGACGGCCAGTGAAACGACCTACACTGTGAAATCCGGCGACACCCTGTCCGGGATCGCGGCGAAGTATGGGACCACCTACCAGGCGATCGCCGCCTATAACGGGATCAAGGACCCGAATCTGATCTTCGTCGGCCAGAAAATCAAGATTCCGGCCGGCGGAACCGGCGCCCAGAAAGCGCCGAAAACCTACACGGTGAAAAAGGGGGATAGCCTGTGGGCGATCGCGGCTTCACAGCTTGGAAGCGGTTCGCGCTGGCCGGAAATCCAAAAGCTGAACGGCCTGACGTCCACGACTATTTTCGCGGGGCAGAAATTGAAGATTCCGGACTGATCCGGAAGGAAAGAAGGTGCAATATGGATCATATCAACACTTTGAAGGCGTCCGTCGTGGCGTTCTTCGGCGCGCTGACGGCGGCCTTCGGCTGGTTCGGCTGGCTGGTGATCATGTTCTTCTTGTGCATGGCGATCGACTACCTGACCGGGACGGCGGCCGCTATGCAGAAAGGCGAATGGTCTTCGGCGGTCGCCAGGGCCGGCCTGCGGCATAAATGCGGATCGCTGATCGCGGTCGTCGTGTCCGGCCTGGCCGACATCGTCGTCGGCCTGGTGGTCAACAATATCCCGGCGATCACCCTTCCCTTCGACTACACGGTCTTAATTTGCCCGATCGTGGTCGTGTGGTACATTCTGACGGAACTGGGGAGTATAACGGAGAACGCCGGCGCCCTGGGCGCCCCTGTCCCGAAGTTCCTGAAACAGATGATCAAAGTGTTCAAGGACGTCACTGACGCCACGGGCGACAAGTTGTCCAGCGACGGCCGTGACGACCAGGACGACCCGGAAAACACCGGCCAGGAATAAGCCCCAGAAACAGCGCAAAGGGGGCGGGGCAACCCGCCCCCAGTCCTACCAGGAAGGGGTGACGAACTATGGCGGTTCACAAAAAGGACCTGGCCCTGTTCACGTCCCAACTTCAAGCCCTGAAAGACGATATTCCGGAAATCATGGACGCGATCGCCGTCGGTGAAGGCGACTACGCCGTGAAACAGGCCCGGCTGATCTGCAAAAACGATTCCCCGGACATCGTCAACACTGGCGACTACCGGCGGAACTGGAAAAGCGACCGCCGGGCGCGGCGGAGCGGGAAGAAATACATCGTTCGATTTTATAACCCGCTGGACTACGCCGGACACCTGGAACACGGCTTCCGAAGTCACTTCGTTCCCGGTCACTGGGAAGGATTCACCTTCGTATATAGCCGGGACGACCCGGAAGGCGGAATGTTCGTCGGGCCGAAGGGCGGCTATGTGCGCGGCCATTTCACCATGAAACGGTCCGTCAAGCGAACCCTGGACACCCAACAGGCCAGAGTGACCCGGAAGATCGACAGGGCCATAAACAACCGCATGAAATGAAGAAGGCGGACGGGAAAACCCGTCCGCCTTTTTTCTATTTCCTGACGACCATGTCAAGGGCCTTCGCGAAGTGACCCTGTCGGTCCACGGTCAGGCGATAAGTCTTCGCCCCGGCCTGAATCATAAGCCGGTCGCCTTCCGGCGTGATCGCCGAAATGGCGTCCAGTTTACAGTCGAAGCCGTTCTGTTTCGCCAGGAAGACGATCCGCCTGTTCGTCAGGATCACCTGGCCGAAGAAGGAATCCGTGACGTCATTGTAGACCGTCTGACTGGCCCCGCCGCCGGTCCGAAGGGACACGCCCTTCGCCACGCGGACGCTGACGCCGCCGCCTGATCCGGTTCGACCGACCGCCTTCGTCTTCGTGATATAGCGTCGAGCCGCCCCGAAGAAGTGGGCGACTTCACCTTCCCCCAGGACCACCGGGACACCCGGAAGGACCGGAAGAACACCGGCCTGAATCTGTTCAAGTTCCTGATCCGTCATAAATACCTGTTGCGCGGCGGCGCGCTTCGCCTTCTTCCCGGCGCTGGCCTTCGCGGCGCGCCAGAAGCACAGGGCCGCCAGAAGGACGAAGATCAGGGTGATCACCCATTCGATCCCAGTCTTATATTCGGCCGCCGTGGTCAGCGTGATCAGCGCGGCCAGGACGGCCAGGATCGCAGAAAGGACCCCGCCTATTTTCCACCCCATGTCGAAACCTCCCGTCTGAATTATTTTGATTCTATGGTTCATATCCATGATTATAATTCGCCTTTCATGGTAATGTCAAGTAAACTACTGAATAAACCCATGAAAGAAGGCGGAAAAGTGAAGAAGCTGGAATACCTGGGCCGGCGGAATATCTGTGGGGAGCGCGTCAGGAAGGAACGTGTCACCCGGCGCATATCACAGGAACGCCTGGCCGCTAAAATGCAAATGCGCGGCGTCGAGATAGAACAGGACGCGATCAGCCGCATTGAATCCGGCGATCGGCTGGTCACGGACTACGAACTTCGCGCCTTCGCGGCGCTTTTTGAGGTCCCCATTGAAAGCCTTTTAGAGCCGGAAGACGCATGATCCCACGGACAGGAAAGTTCGTGGGATTTTTTTCATTTTCCCCCTTGACATTACGCCCCAGAAGGCGTAATATAAGAGCAGAAAACAGGAAGGCGGCGATCACCATGAAATCAGGAAGCACGAAGAACACGACCAAAGTCGCGCGTTTGCGTTGCGAAAGGGGGCTGACGCAAGCCGCCCTTGCGAAAGGAACCGGCGTCAATATCCGGACGATCCAGAAGTTCGAGAACGGCGAACGAGGGATCGAAACCGCGTCCCTGGCCGTGGCCCTTCGGATAGCCGACTTCCTGGGCGTTCACCCGCGCGAACTGATCTGACACCGCGACGAAGCCCCCGTCCCTTGCCAAAAGGCAAAGGCGGGGGCCTTTTTCTGTTCTATGGGAGGAATCACAATGAAACGACGCAGATTCAAACATTTATCCTGGGACGACCGAATCAACATCGAATCCGGCCTGAAACACGGCGATTCTATCCAGAAGATCGCGGACGACATCGGCGTCCACCGGAACACGATTTATAACGAGATCAAGCGCGGCCAGTATGAACACCTTAATTCTGACCTGACCACCGAAACCCGGTACAGTCCAGAGATAGCCGAAGCCGCGTACAGGGCGAACCTGGCGGCGAAGGGGCCGGACCTGAAAATCGGGACGGATCGGCGCCTGGCGGAATACATTGAAAGCCGCATTGTGAACGACGGATATTCCCCGGCGGCCGTCCTGGGCGAAATCAAGACCCAGGGGATCGAGTTCGACACGACGATCTGTGAAGCGACGCTGTATTCCTACATCAAGAAGGGTGTCTTCCTGAATCTGGAACAGTGTCACCTTCCACGCAAGGGAAAGAAAAAGCGTCCCTACACCCGCGTCAAGAAAAAGGCGGCCAGGCCGTCGGCGGGGACCAGTATCGAAAAGCGGCCCCCGGAGATCGACGACCGCGCCGAACTGGGCGACTGGGAAATGGACTGTGTCGTCGGAAAGAAAAGGACGAAGGAAACCCTTCTGGTCTTGTCAGAGCGGAAAAGTCGGAAGGAAATAATCATCAAAATGAAGGACAAGACCACCGACAGCGTCGTCCGCGCCCTGGACCGCCTTGAACGCCGCTATGGGGCTATGTTCAGCAAGGTCTTCCGGACGATCACCGTCGACAACGGGACGGAGTTTTCAGACGTGGAGGGCCTGGAACGATCCTGTCTTCACAAGGGCCAGAGCCGGACGAAGGTCTACTACTGCCACCCCTATTCTTCCTATGAGCGGGGGACGAACGAAAATATAAACGGCATGATCCGCCGCTGGTTCCCAAAAGGGACCGACTTCGGGAAGGTGACGGCGAAGGCGATCAAGGCCGTCGAAGACTGGATCAACACCTATCCGCGCGGAATCCTGAACTTCTTCACCGCCGACGACATCTTCCTCCCCTGGGTCGCTTCCCTGGCCTGAAAACTTTTTTCAGGTTTTTTACAATTTAATCTTGACTTTTGCGGTGCTCCGGCAGGGAATACGGCGCGTAATCATGAAGCCCCAGGTGCAGAAAATTTCCTCCGGAGAAACAATTCCTTGCTGCGGGAAGCCAGTTTGAGGGTCTTGACCGGTGAGCCAGAAATGCGTGGCTTTTGTCGAAACGGGGAATTTTCGTGACTTTTCTGACGGGATCGTGAAAGAATTATCCGTTTACATAATGCTTGTTCCGGAAACGCTTTACAAGGAGTTATCCACATTTTCCACAGGGTTTTCCACAAAGGCAAAAACCGGTACCTGTCTCTTATACACATCTCCGAGCCCACGAGACTAGCGCTCATCTCG